GTGACGTTCACTGTGACGGGCGATACAGCCACGAACAGCGGCTCTGTTGAGTTTGACGTTGCCACGGGGTCGTGGGGCACCATCAGCCACGTTGCGGTGTTTGACGCTGCTTCTGGCGGCGCACAGATCGCCTACGCGGCGCTCACGACAGCCAAGGCAATCGACACGGGCGACGTTCTTCGCTTCCCAGTCGGTGACGTTGACATTACACTCGATTAAGGAGGCGGCACATGGCGACGATTGTTACACGCGCGGGCAAAGGTTCGCCGCTGACGCACGACGAAGTCGATGACAACTTCGACAACCTGAACACGGACAAGGTCGAGACGTCTGCTATAGGCACAGCGGCTGCGGCTAACACAGGCGACTTCGCCACAGCAGCACAGGGCACTCTTGCAGACAGTGCAGTGCAGCCTAATGACAGCCCTACGTTTGGCGGAGCGTATGCGTATCGACGCATCGGGCAACGTAGGCATTGGAACTACAGGTCCCGGAGGTCCTTTAGACATTATTAACCAAGCCCAAAGATACATGTTCAGGGGTGGCCGCATCGACTGCGTAAACGCAGCTAACACGGTTTGGGGGACGTTCGCTACTCAAAGCAATCAGGTGGATCTACGAACCTCTAATGGTACGACTAGATTTCAAATGCTGAGCAGCGGTCGTATATACTTACCTAACGCTTCTGCAGCAAGGGGGTCTATTGGGTACCCAATAGCAACGCCAAACGATAGTGTTGCTAATGCTATCCGTGCCAATGGCTACATCGAATGGCAAACTGACATAGGTGCTGTTGGCACCAACTATTTCACTTCGGATGAGCGCAAAAAAGAAAACATTGCTCCAGCGACAAAGCAGTCGTCAGAAGTCATTGAGGCAATCCAGTTCATCGAATTTGACTGGAAGCCTGACAGCGGAGGCGAAGGCCACGTTGATGTGGGTGTTTCGGCGCAACAGCTACAGACAATAGACCCCCGACTGGTCAGCACTCTGTCAGACGATATGCTGATGGTAAACGAACCTGCGCTGGTGTCTCACATGGCTAAGGCACTGCAAGAGGCACTAACCAAAATTGAGGCTCTGGAAGCCCGTCTAGTCGCATTAGAGGCAGTCTAATGGCCCAAGCACTCGGCATAAGCGGCACCTACCAAGCCATTCGAGGCGCGAACGGACCTGCGCAACACATCGCTGTTAGCCTCGTGGGCCTCACCTACTGCGGAATGTTTGCGGGCATGGTGCCTGACGCTATCATTGGCGCATGGGCTGGCTCATCTTTGCTTGTGCTTTTGGCAACTGTTTGGTTCAAAAAGATTTGGCTCAAACGTGCGTTACTTCTCGACTTTGTTTTATCGTTCACCGTGCTGACGTTCTATTTTCTGCACGACCACAGCGCACCATCTGGCCCCGTCTACCACGTCATGACTGCGCACGGCATGGAAGCTGGGTCGCGCGGTCAGTCAAGCATGAGCATGTTGGATATGTTTTCGCACGGGCTTGCCTGTGCTATGATGGCCCTATGGAGCCTCTACCTTGCGAACCTTGTGCAGCGGCAGCTACTGGAAGCCCAGAGATTTGAAGTGGCCTTCGAAGGCGAGGTATTAAAATGAATATGGACATGGACATGCTGACGCCAATCCTCATTGCGCTTATTGGTGCAGGGGGCCTTTGGCAGCTACTAAGTCTGAAAGCCAAGCAAGGGCACGAGGCACTAATGAGAGACAGAAGCTGAGCGCACGGAGTTCAACGATACATTGAAACAGCAGGTGGACCGTCTCACCAAACAAGTTGACCAGCTTGTCTCCGAAAAAGAAGCGCTGCTCAAATCCATTGGCGACTTGAAGGCCGACCTCGCCGCAGCCCAAGTCACTATAAAAAGCCTAGAGCAAGCAATGATGAGAAAATAACATGAGAAACATCGACACCATTATTATTCATTGCACCGCGACCCGACCCAACTGGTGGGAAGGTAAGAGCGCGCAGCAGAAAACTGACGAGGTTCGTCGCTGGCATGTAGAGGATCGAGGCTGGTCAGACATCGGCTATCACTACCTTATTGATCGCGATGGCACAGTAACTGAGGGCCGACCTCTAGAGCGCACTGGCGCACACGCTAAGAACCACAACACGGGTTCTGTTGGTATCTCTTTGTTTGGTGGGCATGGCGGCAACGTGTCTGACCAGTTCGATGACAACTTCACTGAAGATCAGGATCGCGCACTGCGTGAACTAATGGATCGCCTCAAGGCAGGGCATCCAATCGTTAAGATCATTGGTCACAACGAAGTGGCTAACAAAGCGTGCCCGACATTTGTTGTGCGTGACTGGTTAGCGAAAGCCCCTGCTGTTGTGCAAGCGCCTATGGTCGCATCGGCCCAGCGCGCACGTCCAACCCAAAGTCGCACGGTGCAAACCTCCGTGGTCCAAGGTGTGTCGGCTGCGGGCGGCGCTGTAGCAGCTCTACAGGCGCTCGACGGCACAGCGCAAATCGTTGTGCTGGTCGGTTGCTTCGCATTCGGAGCGATGGCAATGTTTATACTGAAGGAAAGGTTACGCGCATGGGCTTCGGGCTGGCGTTAATAGGGCGGTTTAAGATTTGGCTGTACGCCGCTGGAGCTATCGTTGTCGCGCTTGGCGCGGCTTACTTGCGAGGAAGGTCAAGCGAGGCCGCAGCAGAACATGAAAGGGAATTAAATGAGTATGTTGAGACCAGAAAGCGGATTGATGGTGCTAGTGTTGGCGATGACGCTCGTGAGTGGCTGCGCGCCCGTCAGCAGTCCGAACGCGATCTGTGATGGCACTGTGGCGCTTCGCGATACACATGCAGAGGCGCTGCTCGCTGACGGTGGCGACGTGAGCGTCCAGACGGGTGCCGAGTTGATCGCCGCCCTCGATGCGGGGTGCGACCAGTGAGCCTCCCATATTACGTTGTCCCAGAGTATTGGCTAGAGGGCTACGCAGAGGGTGACGCCAAGATTGTAGCCGCGCAGACGAGCGCCACACTGACCACAGCAGCCGCAGCGGCGCTTTTAATAAGCGCAGACGCGTCCACAGCGGCGGCAGCAACAGTAGCGGCCAGCGTTGAGCGTGTGCGCGAGGTGCCCGCCACCGCAGCGTGTGCGGCCACTGTCTCTGCGGACGTTATCCGTGAGCGACAGGTTGACGCCACAGCCGCGTGTGCGCTGTCTATAACAGCAGACACGGCAATCATCAGCAACGCGAGCGCGCAGACCGCTGCCAGCCTTATAATGACCCCCACGCCACAGCGTCGGCGTAAGGCTATCGCGTTTGCGTCAATATCTGCTATAATGGCCGCGAACGCCCGCCTAAAGTGGGAGCCAGACGCGCCGACAGCGGAAGTCTGGACCGAAATAGCGGCGAGCGCCGAAGATTGGACGCCTGCAAGCGCAACACCTGAGAATTGGGTGCCCGCGGCGGTAGCGTCAGGCACTTGGACACCAGCGGCAAACACCGCGACGACATGGACGGAGAAATAAAATGGCAGCTTTTACATACACAGCCCCTACGGTCGGCGGAAGCTCAGACACATGGGGCACCACGCTAAACACGAACTGGGCCAACCTGTCCACGTTCCTCGGATCGCTGGACAGCGCCGAGCTGGCGACGCTGGTTGGCGTGACAGCCACCACGGCTGAGCTTAATACAACGGACGGCATTGATACCGCAGGCACCGGCTTCGGGTACGTCCCGCAAGGCGGCATTATTATGTGGTCTGGTTCCGTGGCCAGCATTCCGAGTGGTTGGCATCTTTGCGACGGCTCCAACAGTACGCCTGACCTGCGTGACCGCTTTGTGGTATGTGCGGGCGCCAACTACGCGGTAGGTGCCACAGGCGGCTCGGAATTTGTCACTCTGGTCACGGGACACCTCCCTGCTCACACCCATAGCGACGGCACCTTGGCCGCAGCACCTGCGGGAGGGCATGAACACACTCCTCGAAACGGGAACGGTTTTCTTACAAATACGCTGACCGGTTCGGAAAACCCGTTTAACTACGGCAGCGGCTCTTATGTTGCAACAGGCACCGTTTTCGCGACCAGCGCGGTCGGGGACCACACCCACGACATCACCGGCTCGACAGGGTCGGCAGGCGGCGGCGCGGAGCACGAAAACCGCCCACCTTACCTCGCACTTGCCTACATCATGAAGGCGTAACCGAATGCCACTCGTTCAAATCGCACCGCCCCCCGGCTTCCGCTTTCACGGCACAGACCTTGAGAGCGAAGGTCGCTGGCGTGACGGCAGCCTTGTGCGCTGGCGTGACGGCAGCCTGCGTCCCGTGGGCGGCTGGGTAGACCGCATCGGCTCTGCACCCTACAACGCTGCTCCGCGCGGTATGCTGGGCTGGGAGGCGAACGACGGCACGCGCTGGATCGCTGCGGGCACGTACAATAAGCTGTACGCCACGACCGGCGGCGGCACGACCTACGACATCACGCCCGCCACGCTGACAGCGGGCACGGAGGATGCCACGGTCAACACAGGCTACGGCGGTGGCTTTTACGGTCAGGGCTTTTACGGACAGCCGGCGCAGGCGACGGGGCAGTATTCCGAGGCGACGACTTGGTCACTGGATAATTTTGGGCAGTTCTTGGTGGCCTGCAACCCTTCGGACGGCAAGCTCTGGGAATGGCAGCTCGGTACGGGCAGCGACGCGGCGGTGATTGCCAACGCGCCGACCGACTGCCTTGGCCTCGTCGTAACAGAAGACCGCTTCATCTTTGCGCTTGGCGCTGATGGCGACAGTCGCAAAATTGCTTGGTCAGATTTTGAAAACCAGGCCCTCTGGGCGGCGGCCAGCACAAACCAAGCGGGCGACATTACGCTGCAAACGCCCGGTCAGATCATGGCGGGCGTTCGCACGGCAGGCCAGATGCTGATCCTGACAGATCAGGACGCGCACCGATCCACCTACGTGGGGCCGCCGTTTATCCACCAGTTTGAGCGCGTGTCGAGCGCCTGCGGGCTGATCGCGCGCAAGGCCGTGGTGGACACGCCTGCGGGCGTATTCTGGATGTCCAGCGCGGGCTTTTTCACATACGACGGGTCGTCTGTGCGTGAAATCCAGTGCGACGTGCATGACAAAGTATTCAGCGATCTAAACCCCGCGCAGATCAGCAAGTGCTGGGCCGTGTCCAACGGGCCGAATGGCGAAGTGTGGTTCTACTACCCTTCCGCCAACAGCTTGGAGATCGACCGCTACGTGGTGTTTGACTACAAGGAAGGCCACTGGTCTATGGGCGCACTGGCGCGCACTGCGGGCTTTGATCGCGGTGTGTTCAAGACGCCGGTGTGGGGCGATCCAGACGGGTCTATCTACAACCATGAGACAGGCTTCAACTACGATGGCGGCGAGGTCTACGCGGAGAGCGGGCCGTTCAAAATAGGCACGGGCGAAAACTTGGCAGTCGTGACCAGCCTGATCCCAGACGAGCTTAATCTGGGCGACGTCACGACGACGTTTAAGACGCGCCTGTATCCCACGTCCACAGAGACGTCACACGGCCCCTACACTATGACGCAGCCCACCAGCGTGCGCTTGCAGGGCCGTCAGGTGCGAATGAAGGTTACGGGCAACACGCCCTCGGCTTGGCGCGTGGGCAGGTTTCGCTTTGAGGCCAAGCCGGGTGGCAAGCGATGACGTCTATCGCGCCGCCTCCGCAAGGCACAGACTGGAAAGTCTGGGCGCGACAGCTTTCTGCGTACCTGTCCCGCGCAATCCCAACGCTTCAGTTTAAGACGGGGAACGAGACAGCCGCAGAGAATGGCATTTTGCTGTGGGACAACGTCAACGAGTATCCAGTAATCTCAAAGAACGGCGAGTTCCGCCAAATCGTCCTCTCGGATGGGCAGTACGCTGGGCACGTCCTGACGGACCAGACAGCGGCGTCCACCAACACGGCGTACGCTTTAACGTACACTGCGCAAACCGCCGACGGCATCACCAACGGCACCCCCGCGTCTCGTTTGGTGTTTGGGGAGGCTGGGCAGTACATGGTGTCGTTTTCGGCGCAGATCAGCGCGTCGTCGGGCAGCACGGTCAACTTTTGGTTCTGGCCGCGCATTAACGGCGTTGATGTTGCGGGCGCGTCCATGAAAAACGCTTTGCACCAGAACGGCGCTACGCTGGTCGTCAGCCGATCCAGCATTTTTGACGTGGCGGCGGGCGACTACTTAGAGGCCATGTGGGCCGTGGACAGTACCAGCGGCACTCTGGACGCCTCGGCGGCGACAGCCTTTGCGCCCGCAGCGCCCGCGTCTACCATACTGATAACAAGGCTGCATGGGTGACAATGGCTAAGGAAACTGTTAATATCCGCCTAGTGTATGTGCCAAGAGCCGAACTTGAGGATTACTGGGACGTCGCGGGGCCGCTTATTGAGTTAGCGCAACGGCGCTACTCAAACGAGTACGGGCTTGAGGATGTACGGGAAGCGCTTGACGACGGCAGAGCAATACTGTGGATGATACAGGTAGACGGTGAGTTTATGGCGGCGATGACAACAACAGAAGACAAACAGCCGCGCCGCAAGACGCTGCTGATTGAGTTGTTAGGTGGCAAGAACGCTGATATATGGGCGGAAAAGGCTTTACACGAATTGGCGCGAGTTGGCCGTGCGGCTGGCTATGACGCTATTGAGACAAAAGCGCGGCTAGGCTGGATGCGCCTAGCAAAGAAACACAACTTTCGGCCGAAGCATGTGGCCTATGAAATGGATTTGACATAATGGGTAGCAGCAAAACAACAACTGAGCAGACAATGCCGCACTTCCAGCAAGACTACCTGGAAAACACAATTATCCCGTTTGCCAAGGACGTTTCCCAAACGCCCTTCCAAGCGTACACAGGGCAGCGAACGCCTGAAATGAGCGACTACACCACGCAAGCAGGCGGCCTGTACGGCGACATTGCAGGCATGGGCAACATGACGCCCGCGGATTATCAGAGCCGTATCAACCAGAACCTCGCAGGGTTCCAAGGCAACGTAATCGACCCGACTATGGCGGCGATGGACCGCCGTTATGCGCAAGAGCGTGTGGGCCAAGACGCTAACGTCATCGGCTCCGGCGCGTTTGACAGCAGCCGCCGCGCGGTGTTTGAGGGCGAGCGCGAAGCTGGTCGCGATGTGCAGATGGCGCAGACGCTGGCTAACCTAAACCGACAGGGCTACGACGCGGCGTCGGCGCAGACTATGCAACAGCTTGCGATGCAGCAAGGCGCGCTTGGCACGGGTGCTGCGGGCCTCGTGGGCGTTGGTTCGACTGACACAGCCCTTAACGCCGCCAATCTTGACGCAGCCTACCAAGAGTTCATGCGTGAACAGCAAGACCCTTATCAAAAACTTAGTGCGCTTACTGGCGGCGCAGGGGCTATACCCGGCGGCTACGGCACCACGAC